AACCTCATCAAAATGTTCGTAAACCCAAGCACCTACATCCATCCATTCGTTTTCCTTCACAGAAATTGTTACCGATGGCTTGTGTTCGCACCAGTGGCGTTGGTATGTAAGCCACAACTCTAGTTGTTCAATGGCAGTCATAGCAGTGCGTGTTACTGCACCTTTAGGCGACTTCATGGGAAAGCTAAACACTGTGGTGCTGTCAGGCTTCATTACATCAGGTTCTGCGGGTATGCCTTCAGAAACTAAAAACTGTGTGAGTGGGTCTTTGTTGTCACCGCGTACAGTACGAATGTAATAAGGATTGTGCCTCGCATGAATGCCGCTGGCAGCATCGGTGAGTTGTGATACGGTGCCGCTAGGCTTTACGCACGTAACTGCAGTGGACTGCGGTATCTTTAGCTTTGTAGCAAACGATGCATTTGTCTGTACTGCTGTATCACGTAACATTTCAAGCATCACTTCTAGCTTATCACTTGGAGTCGCAGTCAGTGTGCTATCCATGATACCAGTCAGTGACACGCCAAGCAGTCGTTCCTCTTCGGTATTTTTCTTCCACACATGGCGCAGATATTTAAAATTAGTCAAAGTAGACTGGAATGTGCCCAAAATGGTAGCAAGACGCACCTTAGTTTTTAGCATCTCAATGGTATCACTCTCACGTACTACTACCTCTGACAAATTACAGAACTGGTATGGGCGTAAGATTATCTCACTGCAAGGGTTGCAGCCGAAGTCATGGTCTGTCTCACGTCTACCATTCTTAGCCGCTTGCTTAATAGCTGATTGGCGATTAAATATGCCACGCTCACCAGACTTACTGTCATACAATGACAACCATTCACGCATAAACGTGCCCATCTCAGGCTTATTTTTGTAGGCTACAGAGTTATTAGCTAGAGCACGTTGCCCTTCATTCTCCCACCATTGGCCTGACTTAGCATGAGCCATCTGGTCATCATTAAGATTAGACAATGAAATCAATGCACTGCGGCGTACACCGCCAACGACTACAACTTCACCAATCTTGCACATAATATCATGGCACTCAATCGGGTAGAGCCTACGTCCTGCCGCACCTTTAAACTTCTGTACAACAAACTCAAACAACTCAACCAATGGCTGTGGGCCTGATGCCCTACCGCCAAATGTTTTAAGTCTAGCACCAGCAGGGCGCACATCTGACACATCCCACTTAGGAATTTGTCCTGTGTACAACATAGCAATAAGTTCTTTAAGAGACTTCGACCACCCAGGTCGGCTGTCGCCAACTTTAATTACGGTGTCTGTGCTGTGAAATTCTTCTGCTACGATGGGTAGCTTTTCGATACAGTGGCGTTCAACTGAGAAGCCTACCCCTGTACCGCACATAAGAATGTACATAGTCTCGTCAAACGCACGTGGGCTATCTACCGGCACGTATGAACAATTATATCCACCTACGTGACAACGGTCTAAGGCTGGCCCTGATGTCATCAATGCTCTCATGCTAGGCATAATAGACTGACTTAACACAGCATCTTCTAACTCACTTCTCAATGCAGGTTGTAACTTATAACCGTGTTTATTATACAAATGGTCAGCCATATAATCAAAATATCTGGATACAGTTTCACCCCAAGTCTCCCGACGTTGTTCGTCTTCTTTCCATCTCGCGTAGCGAGACAGAGCAATAAAATTCTGATAATCTGTTGGTAATTGGTTATTCATGTGCCATCCTCACGCTAATTTTAGCAGGTTTGATACCCTCGACATCAAACAATAAGTCTTCTAAATATTCTTTCAAAGTATCAGAAATTTCATCAACGTCAACGTTAAACTCATCTAAATCAATAGAAGCAGATATTGTAATGCTAGCTCTTATCTTCCTGCTCATTTTCTAGTTCCAAAATTAACCGGTCTAAATAAAACCGTGCTTTCCGCAAGTCCTCTATAGACTTGCCTTTGTAGCGTTCTCGCCACGTGTATTTGAGGGTATTACCTTTGCAATACCCCCTAAATTCTTCTGTAGTCAAAGCAGCTTTGATGGCCTCAATGCACTCAATCCCATTCTTTTTGTAGTGGGGTGGATTGTTAACCATGTCTACTTCTTTAAGTTTGCGCTTCATGTAATGCTCATGCCTTTCCATATTAATCACACGAACTCATACGAGACATAATAGCTACGTATTTACCTTTTTCATCAGTAAAGGTTTGCATAACTCTAGTATCATATCCCACGAATGGATAGCTTCTTTTATAACGCTCAATATCTTCCTGTAATTCTTCTTCGCTATCCGCGGCAAGTCTTATACGTACATCTTCAGCCATTTTCTGCTACCTTTATTGCTTCAGCAATTTGTTGTGCGATTTGGGGAACTATGGCGTTGCCTAATCCTTTAAGTCTGTCCACCCTTTTGGGTACCCCATTAGCCACTCTACCCACGTCGGGTTCAATGTTCCAGTCCCACTGTTCCGTACTTCTGGATGATTGCCCAACATTTTTTGCATCTTGTCGCCCGGCAGACCCGCTTTGTGTTCGCTGGCTGATGGTGTCGGCCACATCTTTACTTGTGCGCACAGATACTTCCTGTCGTACATATGTGTGTGACTCTTGCTTCCCACTGGTCCGCAATCCTTCCACTCCGATGCTCGCGGTGTCGGCCACATCCGTACTTGGTCCGCCAAGTTCGCACCGAACTTCAGATTTGGGTTCGTCTTGCTTATCCTGCGACCCTTCTCGTCCAGCTGCCTCGGTCCGCCCGTCACGTCCGTTGTCCTCGGTGTAGCCCACAATCCAGACTCTGTCCCTTCTGTGGGGAGCGCCGACGGAGCTAGCTGGAACAACAAACGTCCTTGTGGCGTAGCCTTGGGTTTCCAAGTCAAGGAGCACTTGGTCGAGCCCCAAGCTGATGTGACCATAAACGTTTTCGAGAACAACCCAAGAGGGTCTTTTGGATGCAATAATTTTGCTGATGTACGGCCAGATGTGGCGGTCATCTTGCGCTCCTTCGCGGAGACCTGCTTGGGAGAAGGGTTGACAGGGGTATCCTGCTGTGAGGATGTCGCAATCGGGAACAAGGTTGTCTGGGTCATTAGCTAATTCCTTTACATCAGATTTAATAGGTACATTATTCCAGTGTTGTTTCAATATGTCCCTACACCATTTTTCAATGTCACAGAACAATACAGGTGTTGAAAGTCCAGCCCACTCAAATCCTAGAGCAAAGCCACCGATACCACTACATAAGTCTACGTGTCTCACTACACGACTCCTACATGCTGTTATAGTTTGTTTTCACTTTCCTTTTGTATAACACGCAACAAGTCCACACGGTCTTGATGCACAGCTATTTTATCCAGCTCACCTTGGATAGCTTCAAGTATATCTGAGTGTTCTCCAATGCCCACTGGATTCTTTAAATATACCATAATATTTGTCTTATGCAAAGCAATGTTGCCTTGTGCATGCAACTGCAGCGCTTTAATTATATCAACCATTTAATGCTCCGTTATAGTTATATCTTTACCATCAGCAAGGCTTTCTTCACCAAACTCTAGCACTGCTTCAGTATCTATGGTGGCTTGGTATGCCATACCTCGTGTTAGCAGTGTGTAGAATACTAAGTCTTCTTTATGCATGTCATCCAAAGGATGATGATATATCTCAATTCCAAAGCCATCGTTTCCATCTTCATGTCGGACAACAACGGCAGAATCGCCTGGATTTAAGTTTACTGGGTTTTTTTCTGACATACGGCTACCTTTATAAAATGCTCTGCATCTACAACAGCAAGAGGCTTCTTGTGGTTCATTTTTACAATCAACAAAGGTTCTCCACCGGAGTCATGGCTAATTGCCTGTTCATAATAATTATAGAGTGTGGTCATACGTTCTGTGTTCTTACACTCTATGTCATACGGAAATTGCACGTAGGCGGCAGTTGACATCTGCACATCAACGCCATTGACCCCCATAGGCGTAGACCGCACATCAAGGGATGTTACTTTCTTTAAAATACTGAGCAACTGCTCGGCTACCCAGTTTTGCAATTTACGACCCTTCGCTTTCGCTGACCTCACCGACATCCGTTTTTTCGGCACGGACTTCATTAATGTGCTTCGCGGAGAAGGCGCAGACTTGGCCTTCGCAGTAGAGCGTGGGGAAGGGGATGCCTTCTTTGAGTTCCGTGATGAAGTCGTAGGCTTCCGCTTCAGTCGTTTTAAAGATTTTTGCTGACGCAGTGCCATCAGGTGTCCTGTACTGTATCGTCATGAGTACGCCAGTAGTCTGTGACTTGGGTGTACCAGACGAACTTGCGATTTTTGGCTTTACTTGGTAACTGTCTTCGGAATTCCAAGTTTGGCCAGCAATGTTTTTTGTAGTCGCACCATGTGCACTCAAACCCCAATACCCGATTACCGGTTTCTTTCTTGTAGAAAGATTCTGGAACATCAGAAAACTGTCGTTTAAACGGCTCAGTGGAGTCTGTTGCAGAAATGGATTTCTGTATTTTCTCATTTACTTCTTCCTTCTCCGGTTCATTGTCGGGGGCTTCAGTAAAGGCTATTTCTCCAGTAGATTTATTTAAAGCAATCCATCCTTTGAAAGGTTTTCCAGCACCCATACCATAGCCAATACCCTGTGCTACGTAACCAAATGAATCTTTGTCTTTAATTCTGTTGAAACCATCAGATGCACTAAACTTCTGTTCAAATGCAAATGGTGATGCAGTTTTAATATCCCAGATACCGTCGTCCAGTTCTACATCATATTCACCATTAATGACGGTGCCATCAACTTCGTAGGATACTTTAGTGTGTTTAGATTTTATTTCAATGCCAGCCGCTTCCATCAATGTGAACATGGCAGCTTCCATCAAATCACCCATAATCATACGCATTTTAAAATCATATGAAGGTGGTTCTGGTTCGGCGCCAGACGCTTGCATCTGTAGCTGGCAGGTAGGCTTGCCGATGTTACTCATACGCAATGTGAATTCTTTATCTTTAGGAGTGAATTGCTTTTCCATAGCATCACGAGCGTATTGGGCAAACCTATCAAGGGTGCGGGGAGACATCTCTGCCTCCCCACGAGCCGCCTTTGAAAGGAATGAAAGAAGGCGGCTTTGGTTTACATTCATGATGCCATTGACTCCGGTAAGTCATCGTTAAGTACATCATCCATTGTAACAGTGGTTGATTCTACGTCAACTATGTTTCCAGCAGAGCGTAATGCAGAATCGTAATCCTTCATCACATCCTTGTTTTCGGACTCAATGTATGAATTGAAATCCATCAACAATTGCTGGTCATCTTCAGTAAAGTCAAGTGGGCCATTCCCCACTTTAAATGTACCGACATAGTAAATCACAGAACCATTCTTTTCCTTCTTCAAGGAAACATCCATGTCATAATAGATGAATGGCTTGCGTTGAGCTGTCAACGCATCCAAAGGCACGGAGATAGGCATGAAGTTAGCACCACGTGCTTTCCACAATACCGGCATACCCACAACTTCACGTTTTTCACCGCTAGCTGTCACCGCATCATTGAATGTAATCTTGCCAAAAAGCATACGGAAGCATTTAATATCTTTCTGCTTAGTGGCCTGTTCTGCAGTCAGGTTTTCACGTTTAGATGATGGCACTGAACCACAACGCATGGTTCCTGTAGAGTCAGGAACTTCTGTCTGCGGATACAGATTGTTTGCCATAATCGACTTCCCTATGAACTCACCTTCAGTTTGGTCATAGTGAATATACTGATAACGTTGCTGAAACAATTGAAACTTAACTGTTTTAGCATATATGTTTTCGCCATCCACATTAACTGTGAACGTGCCCGATGGCAACGGATTACCGTTATCATCTTCAAAGTCACGATTAATTTTCAACACCGTTAGACTGGAGTTGTTCTTCGGAGGCATTTCTTGTCCAGTAATTTGAGCTAACTGCTCAAAAGATAGACCTTTACTTATAGTAGGTAATGAAGTCATTTTTGACCCTTCCTTAGTTTGAACGAGAGTTTTATCACATTGCTTGTTGGTAGTCAAGCGTAAAAGTGTCCATGTCTAGCCAATTTTTTCCGACCTCAACATCGACTTCAAGTGGCACCACCCACTTGACATTATATAATTCTTCAAAGTCCTTAGTTACACCAGTCATTGCATCATATGTAATCTTAGCAACCAGAGCTTCTTCACCTGGATACACATCAAGAACTATTGAATCGTGGACCGTATTGATGACAATAGACTTGCAGCTATGATGTCTAAGTGCACTGTGCAACGAAAGCATTGCCAGCGGCACCAAGCAACCACCCGCCATACCTTGTACAGGGTAGTTCTTGATGGAGGGCGCTCCCGATGCAGCACCTGAAGCAAGGCGTCTAGCATCCGGAAAAGCGAATTGCTGACCAGTAAGCAAAGTAACACTATTATGTGTAATAGCTTCAGTCTGCAAATCTTGATGCCATTTAGCAAGCTTTGGATAATTGTCTGTAAACGCTTTGTAATAAGCCATCTCACTTGGTGTGCCGGTAGACCCTCCATAGAGAGGTTTGAAGGTATGCGCTTTCGCTTCCGTTCTTTCATCCTTGGTAACTTTAGCCTCTGGCTTATCGAAAATAACTGACGCAGTGTACTTGTGAACATCGACTCCATCTAAAATATCCTTAATCATATTTTCATCACCGCTCATCTGTGCGGCAACGCGGAACTCAAGCTGACTATAATCAGCCTGTAATATTGTACCGTTATCAAACCTAGATACAACAACACGGCGCACTGGGAATGTGTTACCCCGTGGCTGGTTTTGGAAATTAGGGTCAGATGAAGATAGGCGAGTGGTACGAGTAATGCATTGGTTAAACTTAGGGTGTAATATCCCGTTGGGCTTCACGTTACGGGCTATACCACCCACAAAGCTAGAAAGATACACCTCGACTGCGTTAAGCCGTACAGCGGCTCTCAGGAAGGTTTCTGCACTTTCGTTACCCTTGTGAATAGCGGCACGTAACAGACGAAGCAATGTGGTTTTATCTGTGGAAAACCCGCTGGCAGATACATCAAGCACACCTTGTGGATTCATTGTGAGTCCGCCGATTTTAGGAAGCGGCTCCTGTATGTACCCTTCTCCATCACAAGATTTACACTTTGTGGGTTTCTTCCATAAATCCCCGTTAACTTTGGTTTTCCAAAACTCGCCCTTACCTAGGCATTGGCGACAATGCACAGCACGTGTTTTATGTATGCGCGTGGTCATCTTCTTCACAGTGGCAGCAAACTGTGCTGTGCTCATCTGCGGACGATGCAGGGGCTTACCCTTATCGTTTAGGCCGATGTTAAATATTTCAGCCCATTTCTTTTTGTCAGTGATGCGGCGTGAGTATATCAACTCACTCATCTGTGCCGGCGATGCAAAGTTAACAGGGCGGTCGCCCATGACCTCGTGGCACACATCTTCCAGCTTTATCTGCAACTCAGAACGTTCAATCTGGTAGTCGGAGCGAACCTTGTGAAGTTCGGAAAAGTCAATCTTGATTCCATTCTGTTCTAATGTAGCCAACACAGGCAGGAAGTTGTTCATAAGCTTTAGATGCTTACGAAGCGGTGCGTTTCTATCTTCAGAATATAGCTTACGTTGTGCATAAAACAACTCACGTGTGGATACAACGTCAGCGATGCCATATTCCTCAACAATATCCTTTGGCATCTTGTCAAAGCCTATGCCGCTACGGATGTATTCTTCAATCAGGTCGCCCTTCTTTAAGGATACTTTGCGTCTGGTACAGCTATCAGCCAAGCTTACGCCCCAGTTCTGGCAGCGCAGTAATAGGTATTCACCAATCATGGTGTCGTATACATCACCGTCATACTTAAAGCCAGACTCCCATAGCCATACCAAGTCAAACTTAATGTTATGGCCGATGAGCAGTGTAGTCTTATCTAAAGCATTCTGTACATCATTGTGAACTTCTCGTGTGTCAATAGTTTCGGTATCGTGGTGAAACCAACGAAGCACCGGCTCGTCATCCTCAATAGCATATTGTACTGATACAAGCTTATTGTCCTTGTGAAATGGTGAAGGGTCAGTGCGCTTAGTCTCAGGGTTCTTTTGAAACATTGTTTCAACATCTAATGTAGTAATCATGCTGTGTACCTACTTGTTGCTGTTTCTAGGTTGCATACTATATTACCGTGGAATCCGGTCAACTTGTTTTTAGATATTGTGAGGTAACGCTGTCTTTCATTATCAGAAACGTCTTGTTTGCCAATACCAATAATCAAATCAGCTTCAGCGGCCTTGCCGGTTTTGCTATTCTCCATCATTGCATAAGTAACGTTAGTTCTACTCTCAGCATCCGCCGATGCTTGACTGATGCCAATGCCAAATACATTGTGCCGCTTACAAACTTCACGGAACTTCAAGTATATCTGTCGTAGCTTTTCGTCAGTACGAGCAAAGGAGCCCATGACATCCAGCTTATCCAGTTGGTCAATGATGATGATGTCAGGCTTATGCCGTTCACAGTGCTTGTTCAGCCACTCAATACTGGCATCCACCTTGTCAAACATATTTAGGTTGGCGCCAATCTCTGTAAACTTTTCTTTTGCTTGTGCACGGTTAATGTATAATTGTTCACCATTGAATCCGGTGTACGCTGATATAGCACGCTTCATAGTACGAATGGCTGGTTCTTCGTTAGTAATAACGTGAACGTTGGCGCCTTGTGCACAAAAACCATTGGGTGCGGTAGCTAGCGATACGTAAAAAGCTGTCTTGCCAATCTCCGGTCTAGCGAAGGCAATCATAAATTCACCACCACGACCACCACGGACAACTTTAGCTAGTGATGGGATATTAAATTCCCAACAGTCAGCGTTCTTTTCAAACTCTAACAGTTCATCTAGGTCAGTGGTTACGGCAACCAGTTCATCTTCGGGTATAAAACCATCCTCAGTCTTATCCACTAAGTCTTTGATTTCATGTATTTTATTAGGATTGCCCTCCATCATGGCTAAACCCATGTCAGCAATCTGTCTACCAATCTCCTGTTGCCACATGCTTTTAAGCACGTCAGCTGCCACATCATCACCGATGGGTGGGTAGGCTTTCAAGTCATCAATAATTTCAGCAATCAGTTCGCGTTTAGCACGAGTAGCTGTGGGATTGTGAACCCGAAAGAGTTCACGTAATTCGTTAGCGGTTAAATCACGCTCATACTTTTCATGCCCAACAATAATTGTATCATACAAGTCGGACAGTTCGGATGGAAACATTGAACGTAGTACGCGTGTTCTGTTTGTATCATAAAACTCTTTACCAAGTAGGAGCTTTATTAATTGCTGTTCTGTAGTAATTTTTTAATCTCCTGCGCATCATAATATTTTAGGTCATCATCTATTCTTATTATTGTTGTTGACACAAAGTACGATAAGTATTTCTGTAAGTCAAGTGCCTTACGAGTGGCGTCAGGGTCTAGGCACACAAATACGTGTTCATACTTACGTAGCTGTGTCAAGTCTGCATCTTTCATATTTGTTCCCAACAACGCAACACCAGTAGCAACAGGGGATATAGCACAGGCGGAAGCCGAATCTTCAACGAGTACAGCTTGTGAATGTTCACCTGCTGTGAATAGTTTTTGTGATTTACCGTACCGATACCATTTTGGTATTGTTTTAGGTTTTAGGCTTCTACCAATAGCATCGTACGTGATGCCGTTTTCTTTTACAAGAAACACAACTCTGTCCTGCTTTGGGTCATACAGTATTCTTGCCCTGCCGTTTTCAAAAGCGTCAATGCAGTTGTTTCGTTTTAGGTAATTTAAAGCACGGACATTATCTGTAAAAGGTGTGAACCATTCGGGAACTGTAAAATTTTCCGCGCCATGATAGAAAGTGATAGTATCGCGGATTCTTGAAGCGATTTCTGTTTTTGAGCGTTCCATCTGCTCAGAGCCTTTTGTTTTGCAGCTTGCTTTGTAACAATTCCACAATAGCTTGCCATGTATTTTTGAAATGGTGAAAGTTTTGCTTGCACAGGAAGGGCAAGAGATACGGACAGAATTTCCTTCTGTCGGTGCATTCTTTAGAATGTAACTTTTCATAACCTCGGTGTTCCCTATATAGTATGTATCTGCGGGGAGTTAGCCCTTTTACCACATAGAAAAACATCCGTCAATAAAAAAAAAATAAAAAAAAAGCCCCCCACCGAAGTGAGGGGCAGTTGCGCTGAGATTACATATCTTTGAGCCAGAAAGGTTCTTCCTGCATTAGTTGGGAAGGAGTCGCATTGTCATAGACTGCATAATCATGCGTATCCACAAGCATCTTAGCAATGTCACCTAGGCTCATGTCATCCTTAACAAAGGTGAATAACACACGTTGCACTTTTTGTCCAGCACTTTCGCCATCAAAAAAGCCGTCCTGTGGGTCAAAAGCCTCCATCTCGTCTAGGTTGTTCTGAACACGGTCTACTCTTGACTGTGCTCGTCTGGCATCTTTTGATACCGTAGTGCTCCCTGCTGAAACCATAGACCTCTGACTCTGGTTTTGACTGACATATCCGTTGCCGAAGTATTGTCTGTTTGAACGGTGACGCGGAAACCGAGGCAAAGAGGGTGTGGCCTCCCTCTCCACTGGCAACCCAGCCCAATCAACCTTGAGTAAAGCAGGTATGAGATGACGTTCAAGCCACTCATGGTCAAAGTATTCTGTAGACCTGTGCTGATTCTTGTAGCCAACAGACACATTTGTACACTCTGGAATCAAAGATGTGTAGTTTGCGCTGTCAGTAAACGAACCCAAAGCGCACGGAGCCATAGGCTGCATCGGCGGAAGATTGTCCGACATCTGGTCAGCCAAAGCATTAGCAAAGGTAGCAGAGCAACACTCACCGCCTGATTGGTGGGTAATGATGTCACCATAGTCCATGCGGTCAAACGCAACACAGTGCTGAATACCATTGAAGTATTCTGGCTTGTGCTGCGACAGGTAGGTGGAACCAATGCCGCCCATCTCTTCACCGATGTGGAACACATAAAGGCCATCTACGCCTGCTTCAATGAGCCTGCATAGAATGTAGCAACCTAGCTTGTCATCAGCACCTAGAACGCAAGCCTTGGGCTTTGTAGCGCTATGTACTGTGTACAGTTGGTGCGTATCAACCCAGCCATCAAATTGATTGTTGGAGCCATACAGACGACCATCCAGCAACGTGTAAAAAGGAAACGTGTTACCCGCATCACGAGCTTCTTGTTTCATTTGAATATCGGTTACTTTGTCACCGGCAATGTTCTCGTACCAAGTAACCTCGGCTGGCACAGACGCATGGACATACAACTCACTGGAAATATGCAGTGTGGTGTACTCGTGATTGATACCGCTTTGCACAGTGTCAGTGTGGCAGCTAAACATAGTCTTAGGATTCTTACCAATCTGTACAATGAGATTGCCCTTGACATCTACGTGTGGTGTCACCTTTGGTTGTGCTTTGGCAATGAACGCAAGAAGCAACTCATTGACCTTGGCTTCTTTGCCATGTGGTGAAACTGTACTGAGCAAGTCATACAGCAACGGGTCAATATCTTTGCCGCGAACAGCAACAGGTATTTCGGAAACGTCAACCACTGGTTTGGCTGGTACTAGATTTGAATATAGTGTCGTCATTTTACTCTCCTGTAATTGTAGTCACACCTGGAAGTAGCGGTGCATGGGGTTGAAGTAGGTCGGCAAGATACTCGTCAAACATAGAGTCATCGAAGTTATCTGGATTGTCACACGTTGCAATATAACGCATGACAGTAGTTGTGTCATCTACCTTCTTGGGATTGGTAAACTCGTCAACGATAGGTAGACTGTGAAAACGAAATGAGCCATCGTTGAAAGTTAACACTGTGTGTGCAACATCACAGGGTGAACTCATGGCATCACAATACATACGAACTGGGGATGTGTTCTTGGCATCCCAATGGTAGTTAGCCTTACCAACATGAACAAGACCCATGTCGTCACCATTGTTGTCATCCCAATATACAAACATATGACGCTCGACATCAGCCCACGGAACAGGGTGGTACACGCAACCCCGAACTCTGGCGGCATTCTCATTACTGAAAATACCATTGCCGTGGTAGGCACGAATAGTGTCAGTGAAGTCAATGTTGCGATGGTACACAAGATTGTCGTCACCGGCTGTCGCATACCACAAAGCATCATTTTCTTCTGCACATAACACGGAACAATAGATGTCACCCTCAACATTCCAGAAGGAATCATTGTCAGTGTCAATCTCACTGCTACAATTAGTACACTCACTGGTTTCGTAAATGCAATATGAACCAGACGTGGACGTAAGGTTTGGATATTGCCACTTCTCACCCCTCGGCGCAATAATATTACGTTCACCGATACGAACGTGAAACATTGTTGCGTCATTTGACAACTTGAGAACAAGCGCGTAAAATGGTGTGGAGTCAAAGTATGGCATTGGACACGCTGAAGAGTCATTGTAATCACCAGCCGGTACATCGAACTCCGCAGAGAGACGAAGACGTCTACCGATTGAGTCCATTGGCTTTATGTTGTGCTTGTCCAGATGCTTGCACAGTTCCTCACGTTGAGCAGCGCGAGATGAATACACACGCGTATGATACCACTCTGCACTTTCTGAATCGAACCAGCAGAGAGTTCTAGCTGTGACAATGCCACTGCGAGATATGTATGCACCCATAGTAATTGGACAATGCGCGTAGAAGTCAACTGGTCTGTTAGGACGCCGCAGTGCAAAGTTGTGCTGTGAGTCCATGCAAGACGATGGCGTTTCTGAACTAGGCTCACGCATATACATGGCTCGCACCTCGTCAACAGTGTTGGCAAAATGGAAGTCAGCAGGTTGGTGCATCTCAATCAAACGAGCCGCAGTGTTGTCAATGTACTGTGGGCACTGGAATTTTTGACCCTCCCACAAGAAAGCCCTTGACAATGCACGAGATACGGATGTCTCGGTACGAGTGCCAAGCCTCTTGATGCCACGAGATACAGGCAACCATGCCTGACTTTTCTTGGAGTCAGACAAATCGTCACGGATACGCTCGTGAAGTGAGGCACTGCACTTTGGAAACCAAGGGTTCTCGTTACGCAGACCAGTGGACTGGGTCATTGCATCCATAGGTAGGTTGGGGAAACAGATAACACCATCTTTTTTGGCGTTCCAGATGACAGGGTAAGCCATAGTCAATTCCCTGCCAACGCTGTAGTAACGACGTGTGCTGCCATCTGGCAGACCGAAGTTACGTAATACAATGCTAAAGTCGCTAAGGAATTCCTCAACATATGGCGCAAGTATTCGTAACTTACGTGCAGCTGAAAGTGAGACTGGGTGCAACTCTGTGGGCTGTTCCATGAAGAAACTTAGAGGTGTGCCATGACGTTCGGCATACTCCTCAACTTCTGCGTTGATAGCACGCATAGCATTGCCCATACCAGCAAAATTTGTTCTAGGCATACTACCCTCCCTACGCTTTGCGTTCTAAGTATTCGACACGTATGGCGGCTTTACCGCGCACAGCAATCATTGAATCGGCAGGAATAGGCTTGAAAACACAAGTGGTGTCCTGACCTGTGAGACGAAGCAATAGCTGGTCGCTGACATGACGCTCTGGCCTGTTACCGAATGTGAGATACAGATGTGAATTGCCAGCATCATCAAAATCTTTTGGCAACGATATGACCGAACCAAAAGAAAAGTCACGTGTTGACATAGCAATTTCTGGAGTGTCTTGCATATCAAGCACGAAGCCGAACACGCCAGTGACATCACAGTTGCGGTCAGCGTTAGCAGAATCCATGGGAGTGATAGTGAAGTTGGCAATCTGATTTACAGACGCAAGTTTGCAACCCATGAAGAAATTTTTGTACGTGCCAAGTGACAAGTAAGAGTCACCACGACCTTCTTGGTACTTGAACACAGCACCAACAGGGATTGAGTGGCGGATTGCAGTGCCGCCGATGTCTTGAATGCGGGTACTAATAAACATAATCAGTTCTCCATACAATTTGAGTTTCGGGAAAGGTACGATGCCACTCATAGGTTTGACTACGTTTGGCAGCAAATGACGTCCATAGACGTCGCTCAAGTGTGTTGTTGTATCGACCAACAGACTCAACGTTGGTTCTGACTGCATTGTGATACACCTGTAATTGAGATGCTTTCATTTCATCAACGAATTCATGGGTAACAACACACAACTCTTTGGTGTGGCACTCGAATACTTTGTCATGTGGGAAAGATTTCTCGCCAGAAACATAGCGAACATAATATTTGCCTGAGTCGTATTTTTGTACCACACCAAGGAAGCGTGCGTGCATCCTTCTGGTGCCGTAGTAGACAGCCACCAGTTGGTTGTCTTGATATTTTCTAGGCATAGCAACCTCCTGTGATTTGAATAACTAAGTATAGCAAACAAGTGGCTCCTATCTAAACACACGATTTAGTATGTGAAATATGATAAGAGCCACGATTGCTATGAGGAGAGACACATTGAATAGTCTTTCCATACTATAGTCTATTTAGATACAAAAGATGCTGCTGACAGAAGCTGGTCAAGATTAATTGACATAGTCTGTCCCCTGCTGATGATTTGGATAATAGTGTCATCATCAGACATTTTACGTGCCGCAATGACTTTAGGCTTCTTGGAAGCCACCATACGAGTGGTGGCCTTCTTGACAACCGATTTGTCAACAGGAGTACGCAAGGCATTGACAACACGAGTGTGACCGCCATACTGCTGCCGAGAGATACCCGACACGGCCATCAGCTTCTGAATGGTCTTGCTATGTGGCTTGCGCGTAGCACCAGACATAATGCTTTCCACTTGATTCCAGGACATATTGCTGGCCTTACGAATCTTGTGAGAAGTGTTGAGACCACTGGCACACAAGGCGCGTGTCAATGGTGAAGAAACCCAGTTTTTGGGCATGGTAGTCCGAACAGTTACTTTGCTCATTTTCATTCCTTTCATGAATGAAGCTTTGAATTGACATAATCTTCAATGATTATGCCGCTGGTATTTGGAGTAGCTTTACGCTTACGAAGCTGTAGTTGTGCAGACTCCAAATTACTATGGGACTCAACGAGCCGCCACGAATTATTGACAAGGACAAATACCTTGTATGTGATTACCTTTTTCATTGTGTGTTCCCTGTCCAAAGATTGTGAATTTCTTAACTGAAGATATAATAACAAAAAAAGACCCCTTATCCAAACAAGGACAAGGGGTTAGTCGGGGAGGAAATTGTGAACTCAAAGGTTTTCAATGTGAACCGGTGTAAGTACCTTAGTCATAAACTTTTCAAATGACCTGTTTCCCGGCACGGAACGAGCGACTGCGGCTGCGAATATGTCCCTGTCAAACTTAGGATTGTTTTTAATCATATAGTGAATGAAATCATTGACAAATTCCGGTGGTAGCCGGTGCCAGTGTTCACCAAAAATTGAGGCAAATACCTCATAATGTTGACGTGTTAGTTTCATAACGATTGCTCCTATCGAATCATGTAGCGCCAGATATTATAACCTGACCAACAAATAGCTACAGTTGCGGCGGTGAACAGGCCAGTCAGATACAGACCGCCATAATACAGCAGCTCATGGCCAGCAAATATAAAGCCACCGATTGCTACAGTGAAAAGGAATAGATGAGAGATTTTGTCTACGTTACACATTTTGTGCCTCCGTTGGTTGTGAACCAGCGTCAAAAAAGCCAAACGCTGTTTCGGGTATTGCATTATAAAGTTTATAACACGCATTTGATGCGCGGTCATAGGATGAAAAGTAGGCAAGAATTTCTTCTCTGTCGCCTACGTATTTAACTACAGCCCAATTATTTGAATCAGCCATAATTTGTGCCTCCGTTGTTTGTGTTGATTTCCGATTACTTGACAAGTATAGAACAGAAACAGTCGTTATCAAAACAGCGAAGCTATGCAGAAAAAGTGTGAATGCGCCTGATTCTAAATCCCGATGGCTGGCGGGATGAT